GCGGTTCCTTTTGTACCAGCAAAAGCTTTTTCTAATCGCTGTGCGCCGGGAAGCCTTTGGGCCAACAGAGAAACCGCAGAGGCGCTAAGACCAGAAGCTCGCGCAAGGTTTAAAGCTTTTTGCTTGGCCTCTTCTGGAGGAACATCTCTAGCAATAAGTTCTTTATATGCTTCTTCATACGTGTCTGTGCCTACGTCGGCGCCCTGCATAACAGCGCCAGCACCTAATGCCGCGCGTGTTCCAGCTTTCTGCGCGGCAACTTCTGCGGCTTCTCTACCAACTCCTTTGGCAAGCTGACCGGCAAGAACGGCACCGCGACCCAATCTGGCAGCGGCGCCAACAGGAATCATGTTGGGCGCCATCTCTGCCAAGAAGCTAGCCAAAAGAGCGGGGTCTGTAATTGTGGCTGCGCCAGCGGCTTTAGCCTGTTCCCAAATACCTTTGTCTTGCGCTTCTTGAATGATTCGTGAACGCTCCTCTTCTTTTGCTTTTAGAACTTCAGATTTCTTAGACTCGGAGTATTCCTCAAGGCGTTTGCCAAGACCTTGAATGCCAGTCATTCCCGGCATAACAGCGTTACCCGCGCCTCTCACCAAAGCCCTTTTGGCTTCTTCTGTGTTTTGCGAAGGTCCCTGCGGAGTCTCCATATCCCCGGTAATCAATCCATATAACTGACCGGGGACCTGCATTGTTTTACCAACACCGGAACCAAAACTTGCCGCGATATCAGTCGCTGCTTCGCCCCAAGTACGCGCCGGTGGGGCAAGGGTTTTGATGCCTTTATCTAATGCTGACCCACCATATTGCTTTGCAAGTTTGTCTAAATCATCAGATGAGGCAGAGCCACCAAATTGCTTGGCAAGGGAGTCGTAATCCATTTATTGAATTCCAGCTTGTCTTTTGAACTCTGCGGCTGCTTGCGCGGTTGGGAAACTATAAGTTTGGCCGTTAGGGGCTTTAACTGTAACCCCACCAGAAGGCGCGCTTGATGAAGGCAGACCACTAACTTCTCTATAGTAATCCTGCTCTGCTTTTAATATATCGCCACCGGCACGGGCTTTTCGCGCCATTTTGTCCACAATACTCATTTTTTGCCAATTGTCAGTCATTTGGTCTTGGGTCAATACACCTTTCCCAGTTCCATACATAGCCATGTATGCAGCAGGATCTTTCTTGTAAATAGCAAGACGCTCTTGAGCTTCGCTAGGTCTTCCTGCCCTAATGGCTTCAGCCATATCTCGTTTGATAGCAGCCTCTGTTTTTTTCCTTTCAAGTTCAAACTTCTCGGGATACATTTTTCGCTCAAAGTCTCTTTGAGCAATTTCTGAATCAACATTCCTTGAAGTAGCAGCAGCACTTGTAGCAGAAGCTTCGGCACTTATATTTGAAGCTTTAACCTTATCAAACTCTTGCCGAAGTTTAAGAGCTTCATTTTGATATGTGCGAGATTTGTCAACCTGTCCCATATCAGCAGCAAGAGCGGCTCGTTTAACCGCATCTTGTTCTTTGGCCCACAGAGCATGAAGGTCTGCCATCTTCATGGCATTTTGCTCGGCCTCTTTCCTTTGTTCGCCTTCCATTTTAGATGACGTGTTTGCGTATGAAGCCATTACATCGCCAAACTGCCTTGGTCCACCGCCACCCATAGCGGCAAGGGAAGAGATTATTCTATCAATCCCCGCACCTTTTTCGGCCTCTTTCTGTTTAGCTTCAATCTCACCATAACGGCGTTTGGCTTCTGCATATGGATCACCACCAATACCACGCGCTTTTTCAGCCAGTTCCCGTTCTGCCTGTACTTCTTCCAAAGTACGTTTTTCAGGCACTTCATACCCAGAAGGATAACCACCATCAGCAAATGCAATGATCCCACCAGAAGCAAAATCATGATGCATGTTTAAAGGGATGGATGTAAGCCCTCCCCCGGCCATTTTTGGTTGCATAGGCAACGCAGGTTTGGGTTGAGGCATTTGCGGCTGCTGCATAGGCTGTTGCATAGGCTGTTGCATAGGCTGTTGCAATGGCTGCTGCGAAGGTTGCTGCGGAGGTTGCTGCGGAGGTTGCGGCATTGGCTGAGGAGAAGTTTCAGCGCCGGGGGCAGCAGGTAAACCCATCAACTGTGCGCCAAGCTGATCCTTCACTGTCTCTTGAGGAGCTTGTGCAGGTGCTTGCATAGATTGCCGTCTTTGCATTTCTGCAAGGGCAACATAAGAAGGCACTTGAGGATTAGAGTTGTTTGCGTACTGCATTAGCTGAGGAACAGTGATAGCAGGGTTCTTCAACTGCTCAGTGATTTGAATCAAGTTCATTTGTGACCTCGCATCTTGTGCAGCAAATCAATCAATCCACCTTTGGCATAGTCGCCAAAGTCACCTTCATAATCTTTTGGAATAGAGAAAGGAGGGTCAACAATAGAGAAACCGGGGTCAACAACATCAGGGTTTTCTTGTTTGTTAAGTTTTTCTAAATCAACGCTACCGGGGTTTTCTTGTTCGTTAAGTTTTTGCAACTCTTCGGGGGTCAACTTAGACAAATCGGTTTCGTTTTTAACCGAACCAGTAGGGTTTAATGAAATACCAAAGATGCTTGCCAGCTTTGCCACTGGAACGCCCATCCCTTTTGCCAAGTCTGTTATAGATGCGTACCCAAGATCTTTGGCAAACTTGGTAAGACCAGCAGTTCCAGCGGTGAGTTGTTGTAATGCGCTTTCTTTTTGCCCATATTTAACTTGAGTCTTGGGCATTGTAGGAGCAAGCGCAGTGACAAGCCCTTTCTGCGTTTCAAGCTGTTCTTTAGGGTACTGAGTTTGACGCAACCATTCTTTGTACTGAGCATCTAGAGCGGCTTGTTCCCGTTCATTTTGTGTTCCACCAGCAGTAGACAAAGCATTTAGGTTGGCACGTTGATTGCCTTGATCGGCATTAAACTGAGCCATAGCAGCGTTATATGCTTTCTCATACCCAGCGCCAGTGGTTGCTGCTTGCTGGCGAAGAAGATTCTCCTGTGCTAAACCTTGAAGCACAGCTTGCCTAGAACCACCAAAACCACCGGCAGCAGTTAACTTTGCCATTTCAGGCTGAACGTTAATAGCCGCTTGCCTTCTTTGTAGTTCTAACTGAGGGTTTAAAGACGCCTCAATGTACGGATTCATATATTGCTGCGCGGCAGCAGTATTGAACTTAGAGTTCTCCGGCAACGCTAAGTTTGACAACCCTTTCCAAGCTTGGCTTTCATACTGGGAAGGACCGCTAGTTAGCTGCCCCGTATAAACAGGGGTTGCCGCAGTTGAAAAGGCTTGACCACGCTTTAGCAGATCTTCGGCATACGGAGCTATGCCCGTGATCGTGTCTTCTTGCCTAGAAGTTGGTGTGTTTGACAGCGATGGTTGCAGGACGTTAGGCATGTTTAAACCTTTGGCAGTAGCTTATGAGGGTCAATCTGTTTGCCCTGTTTTGGATTTCCGGTTCTAGCTTTCCTAATCCTAGCCATCATTTCGTACAGAACCTTTGCGCCGGATTCAGATGAGCCGTTCCCTAGATGGGATACAACGTCAGCGGGGATTACAAACTCTTCGTTCGCAAGACGGGCAGGTTGCTTGTCTGCGATAGTGGCAGGGATGTCATCAGACATACCGTCGCCGGGACCTTTGAGAAGATGTCCACCATCTGAATAAGAACCTAGCGAATGAGATGCAATACCTCCTTCTGCCATGCGCTTTTGGTGGTTCATAAAACCAACAATATGATGAACTGGTTCGCCCTTGTTTGCAAGATAGCTAACCTTTGAATTCAGCTTATGGTCAATTACATGACCGCCTTGGCGTAAATGATGAATTGCTTGAAGAGCATTCCCTGAAAGCTCATCAGCCTGTATGCCATTGTCTCCCATAGTTGGTTTAAACGTTGGGGATTCCATTGTTTTATCCAACGCCATCAAACCGCCTTCAGCGTAATCATTAGTCATGGTTGTGTCTTTTGTCCAATGAGGTCCAAAGTATCTTTGCCCATAAGCAATACCGTTTACCGGCGCTTGAGTGGCTTGAGAGTTCCAGTTAAATTTGTATCCGCCCGTTAAGTCAACCGGGGCAACAGGAACGGGAGGAACATAATCAGTCGATTGATTTAACGCAGTGCCAGTAATAAGCCCAGCAATCAAACCGCTCAATCCCGTTGGATCAACAGGTTTTTCAGGTGGTTTTACTGATGGTTTTATTGGTGGTTTAGCGGCAGGAGGGAAGATTGGCGGAACTTTTGGCAAGTTTACCGCCGGAGATTCTTCATCCGGGTTTAAAAGATACTTCTCTTCTGGTTTCTTTTCGTCAGGTGGTGCTCCGGGCGGAAGCGTTAGAGGGGCGGTCACATCTATAAAATTACCGGCATCATCTACCATGCCTTCCTTTTCTGGAGACACATAGTTAGGACCCGCACCGCCTTCTAAACTGTATTCAGGACTGTCAGTCTTTCCTCCGGTAACAGTGACGGTATCAAGAGTGCCGTCTGAGTCAATCTCATCTGGTTCTCCCAAAGCAGCAAACTCTTGAGCGTTTAAATTTGTATACAAACCATCTGGGTTTTGAACTGATGCTCCGCCTTGGTCATTTAGGAAATACTCCTTCCCATCAATCTTGACCATGTTGGCGGTTTCAACATCAACGTTAGCTGCTCCGGGGTTTTCTTGCTCATATACAGACTGCAAATCTTTTGGATCTAAAGAAGTTATCCCGGCGTTTGGGGTATCAATAGTTTTTATAACAGGAGTTTCAACTGGGCTTGTTTCAGCAATTTGATTGTTTAAACTACCAATGCCTTCTTCAATGTTGTCTCTGCCATCTAAAATTGGCTCAATGTCATCTCTACCAGTCAAATCAAATGTTGGTCTAATTTCATCGGCAAACTCTCCTTCACCAATTTCGCCCCAACCTTTGCCTTCCCAGTTGGGGGAAACATCTGCGGGAGATACATCAACTTCCTTTAACGCTTCGCCAAGGCTTTCCAATGCATCTGCATCAAAATTGCTTGCGTCAATGCCCTCTGGCAATAACCCTCCAATACCCATTTTGGAGAAGTCGCCCGCTGCTTTTAGGAAGTCTTTGCTTTCTCCTAATAAAGAATTAGCACCTGCCTTAAGCATTGCTTCGCCAACATCTCCGCCAGTTATCCCTGCTGTAATGCCAGATGTTGCAACTTTACCAACCAAATCAGCGGCGTAAGCCGGAGCGCCAGCAGCTTCTGCAATTTTTCCTGCTGCGGTCTTTGCGGTAGATACAAAGTCAGCGTTGCCTGAAAGATTTGACAATACTTCAGCAGAACTCGCTAGTTGTTGTATGCCATAAGGAATTGCTGCGGCAACCGCTTGCATAACATTCCCATGAGCCAATGCATCTATGGCACTTGCTGCAACAAAAAATGGCTGCGCCGGGGAAGGGATAATCTTCCCGGCAGTCATAATCAATCGACCAACCGCATTGTCTCTTAAGAAACCATGAGCGCGTGGACTCCACTGCGGTTGAAAACTAACGTTGCCATTGTCGTCAGCGTTTAAATGAAAAAAGATGTTGCCCTGTACTTTGCCGCCATCCTTTACGTCGTATATGCCAAGACGAGTTGGATTGATTTCATTGCCCGTAGCTTTGTTAAAGTATGCGTTTTCAGTTGTCTCTGGAACCCAATGAGCAGCTTCGTCTGTGCCTTCAAAATGCCCCGGAACAGGGACTTGCTTAACGCCAATGTCTTTAGTGCTCCCAATTCCTTGCTTTTGAAGTCCTTCTGCAATAGCTCTGTTCTGAGGACTATCCCCACCTAGCTCTGCAAGCAGTGACCTTAATTGGTTTTCTTTTTGCTCGGCAGCATAGTAAATAGTATCTTTTTCTGTATTTGGGTTTTGCCCCTCCAGAGCGTCTTCTCCGTAGTATTCCATAATTAAACCTCTTTATAGCGCCGAAACAAAAGTTAAGGTTGCTACGTTTGATGCTGTAGTTGGACGGGTTGGAGATGTCTCCGCCGCGTAAGCTTGAATAGTTACTGCCGCATTAGTTGTAGACCAGTAAAGCTGAATATAGTCATTAGCAGCAAGAGAGACGTAAAAGTTCCATCCGACAATTGTGTGTCCGTTTACCCCGCCGTGTTTATTGATTACGGACACAAACCCAGTAGAACCAGCAATATCCGTTCCATTCTTACGCAACCAAATGCTTAAATCGTGTTCCTGAGTGTCAGTGTTTTGGAACTGCGTACTGAACTGTAGGTTGTAAATCCCAGCGTATGTGACGGTGAGTTGGCTAGTTGAAACCAACGAACAACTATTAGAATAGTCCACCGTATCAAACGTCATGGCATTTGCGGTGTTTGCCGTGACGGTGTGGCTGACTGTATCCTGTACTGCAAGGTACGGAACTTTAATAGCCTCCGCTTGGTTTGATGCTTTTAGTTGGCTTAAAATACTGTCAAGTTGATTAAAATACAACCGTAAGACGTTATTAAGTTGGTCTATATAACGGTAATCATACTCAATAGGCGCGTTAAGTAAACGTGGCGCAACTGTTTGATTTAGTATGGTTTCCGATGTAATTATGTAACTCATCGTCTGCCATCCTGACGAATATCTATTCGCGGAGCGCCAAGCTGCCAAGTTGTATTCAATTGATTAGAATACACAGACAAAGACATTTGGCGACCGCGCACCCTTGTATATACCTGCCCTGTGAATTGTTCAATCTCATAGGCTTTACCGCCTACGGTGATTGCCTGATTGCCAGAACTTGATACAGAAGCATAAGAATTCCCGCCAACCGACGTTGGATTGTTGTACCCAGAACCAGAGTTCTGAAGAGGCAACAAAGTCATTGTCACACTAGGTGTGGTAGCAGTTGATCCACGGAACGTGATGTCGGGCACAAGCCGCCAAATAAAACCAAAGTGCTGCCCATCATCAATGTCAAATTGAGATGAGTTGATATAGGCTTGAATTGAAACGCCGGTATCAGAATCGGTTGCGTCGTTTAAACCATATTCATGGTTTACAAGATTGTAGCTATAAGTTGCGGCAATTGGGTAATTTCTTAAACCGCTATCCAACCAAGCGGTTCTTCCCATAGAACCGTAATACCAAACATCTTCTAAATAATTGTAAATAACGTATTTATCAATCGTTGTGTTTGGTGTTTCGTTAGTTCCTGCGGAGCAATAGAAAAACCAAATTTCATTAAACCCTTCGTTTGTACTTGCAAACACCTGATCGGATTGAGCAAGGTTTATGTCATCAAATATGTATTGGCGAAGATCACATCTTAATGATTGAGATCTTCCGTCATATTTGTAAAACTTATCTATGCCCATCCAGTAAGCAACACCAGATGCTAGTGCAGTTGCATTGGGTCCAATGATAGATATGTTGTCAGCAAGCAATTGAACTTGCCAAACCGCTGGCGGTCCAACGTATTGCATTGAATAAAAACTTGAATCAGTCCAAACCAAAATTTCTTGTCTGCTTTGTAAATAAGCAACAATTTTTGATCCGTGCGAAAGCCTAGCGTCCCCGGCTTGATTGGTTGCTGCCGGATTCCATATCGTCAAAGACTCTTGGTCAGACCAACGGATAAGCATTGGATCTAGTACGGTAGAACCAATAGCATTTGTGCCAAACACAATAAGAAAACGACTTACATCTGAAACCGTAAATGTGTTTTGGTAAAGAGGGCAGTACCCATCTGTACCGGCCAAACCAGTTAATGGAGTGCCGTTTGGATTAATATAAGCAGTACCGCTGCCTGCCCCAGTTGTATTGATTGCCGCGCCGCCAGCAGTCAAAGACACATTAAAGGAAGTGCCTGTAGATGCAATTGCATAGTAGATTGTTCCCGGTATAAGGCCAGTCGGAAGCGCACCAGACGTTGAGAACGTAAATGGGGTGCCAGTGGCAACTGTAATGGTTGAGGTGACTACAGCGGGGGTGGCAACCGAAATAGATACTATTGAAGGTATAACTCCAATTGAAGAATTCCAATAATACAAAGGAGCGCCTCTTGGTCCGTAGATTAGATTTTCACCCCAGTTTATTTGGTTCCAAAGGCGCAGCGCATCAGTCGATGAAGATCCATAACCCCAAGCACCTGACCCCCACGCACCAGCGCCCCAGCCAACGTTAGGAACAGCAGTCGCTGGACCTACGTTAATCTGATAAATAAAATATGCTGTTGTTGACGAACCGGGACCAGTTGCATTGCTGGATGCTGTTCCGGTCACGCTAATCGTATAGCTATTAGCGTTTACATAAGTTATTTGATATTGGCCCGCAGCAACAGTAACGCCGCCAACTGTAGGGGCAGATCCACCATAAGAAATGGTGACAAAATCATTGTTAATAGCGCCGTGAGCGGTATGGTTAACTATAACGGTGGTTTTGCCACCGGCGTTTGTAGATGTACTGGTAGTGAAGTAATTGGTTGTAAGGGTTGCCGTTGTGCGAATTGGGGTGATGTCGTTATACGCCCCCCCGTTTTCAATGTAAAACTTTAGGTTTGTCCCAGCCCCTACAAGGTTTTGACCACCAAGTGTTACCCAGTTCCAAAGAGAACGGCAAATGCCTAAGAATGTATTGGCAGAGATACGCAGCCAGCCCCCAATCTTTTGGGGAGTGCCTTGTCGAAACCGGATTTTGTCAGACTCATACCACCCGCCTTCGTTTGTATAGCGCGTGTTTTCTCTGTTGACTCCGGGTTTAAACAGTATCTTCTTGAGTGGCATTACTTGCTCGCTACACCCTTGTGCTTCTCGAAGGAACGCATCCCACCAAAGCCAAGAAGACCAGCAAGCAACGTCATCAACTGCTCAACGTCAAGATCTGGCGGCGGGTTTAAACCTTTAGGAATGATATCGTAACCCTGCCCAAAAGCCCATAGCCACTGCATCAACGGGTAACCTAAGAACTGGTAAGCCAAGCCAGCAACCCCAACCCACCCGACAGCAGGACGCCAGCCAGAGACAAATAAGCTAGAAGAGCCAGCTTCAATCTTGTTAATCTCGACCTGTGCCAAATCAGTGGCTTGGTCAATTTTCTTTTCCTCCAGATCGAGTTTGCGCTCTTCCAGCGCCATCTCTGCCCGTTCTTTGTCGGTCGTAATAAGCGAATCCGCAACTTTGCCAACTCCTTCAATGATTGACCCAATACCAATCAGATCCATTACTTCAGCCCTTTCAAAGTGCGATTGATCCAGCCCAGCAAAAATTTAGATTGGGTTTTGTTTTTATTACAGATGTCGGCGTAGCGGGTAATCTTTGCCAAAGCATAAGCTTTTCTAAAAGCTTCGCCATCAATAGCGTTGAACTTTTGCAGTGTTACGTCGCCAACCGCGCCGTCCGGGGTAGCACCAACGATCAACTGTGCCAACTTGACCGCGACGCCCATTCCAGTGTTTACGCCGAAGTTGAAAACCGATTCAGCAACAGTTTGATTCGTGATTTCATCGCCTCGTAAACGATCCCAAAACTCAACTTTATAGAATCCACGTACCATTCCAGTAAGGAGCGGATTGTTGATTTCTTTATGGTCAATGAGGTTCCATCCGCTCCACTGGGGGTTTTTGTTTCGTGCGATTCCAGCATAGGTCATCCCTCCGGTATCACCGGCAACAGTGTGTAGAACGTAGCCGCCCTCGTCGGCGATCATCTTTTCAAAGGCGGGGTTGAAGTCAGCCATTATTTCCTCGCCATTCTGTCTTCGATGATACTGATGTGCTTCTGATTATCGTGAATCATGTCGCGGTTGCGTTGAATCTCTTTCTCAAGCTCTTGCCGCAGTTTTTCCCTTGCAAGTTCAGCACCGGAGTTCACGGCTTGTTTGTTGTCAGATGTAACCACAAGGCTGATCTTGGCGTTAAGTACAGTAACCTCATGCGTGAGCTTGTCTAGAGCAGACATCAGATAGACAACGCAAGTGAACAAAATCGGCAGGACAGCAAATGCAGTCTTCTCTATTAACTGACTTTTAGCCTCAAGTTTCTCGCTCATTGCTTGTCCTTCATCTTGTTGATGATCTCAAAAGCACTTTTTACCTTTTCCTCAAGCACCGCAACTCTAAGGTCAAGCTTGGAAAGCACAACGATAAGCGTGATGATCGCCAACAGAACCGGCCATGCCTTAAAGAAAAGGTCAATTACTTCCATTAGAACCCACTTACATCAATGAGTTGACCACGAAAGTCTATTATCCCATCTTCGTGCTTACTTACCAACTCCGGCCACAACATCTTTGAGTCTTTGAATGTAAGGACCGCGAAGCCAGATCTCCAGTTTACAGGCGAATCTTCCAGATAGTCCATAAACTGTGGACCATCGATCTCTGCCAATGTTCCGGTATCGACCCCAAATCTCGTGCCCCGGTAGTCACTGTACGGGGTACATTTTAAACTGTGTAGATGCCCAGTTACTATCGAAATCCCGGCTGACTGGGTATTCTGATGCGTAGCGTGAATGCCGCCCTTATATCTATGTTTGACAATCACGTTATCAGTTAGCCAACAAGACCAACACGCATGCCATTTGGGGAAATGGTCTTTCAGAGACAAACCTGAAACTCCCTCAAACTCTGATGCCGACTGAGCTAATTTAGTCTCAAATCGGCTGTCATGATTGCCCAAAGGCCATATCAGTTGTGTGTGGTGCCTAGCCTTGTGTGCTGCTTTTTCAATCTCTCCTAGAGCTTCCTGACAAGCTTCTAGTTCCTGCCGAACCGAGGGTTGATGACCCCAACCGATTCTCGGGTATCTGCTGATCGCGGCGCCATCGAATGCGTCGCCGTTGTTAATGATAACGTGGGGTTTGAGTTCTTTGATTGCCCACAGAAGCCCTTTAAACGCGGTGCTTCTGATGCCGGGCCAGAAGTGGGCATCACTAAATACTATTGCTATCCCGTCTGTTAAACCTGCTTGATGGCGGGCTTTCTTTAGGTGTGGTGGGATTAGTTTTTCAGCAGTGAGTTTGATGTTTAAACGGTTTTCTAATGAACGTCGCCTGCTGTGGACGCGGCGTTCAGACATTTTAAACAACTTTGCAAGTGCTGCCGGGGACTTGTGCTTTTCCCAAGCCTCCAAGAAGTCTTTATCAGATACCTTGACTATCATAGCTGGGTTCCTTATTGGGAACCCAGCTAATATCACAGTACTGTGAGGGAACAATGACACCCCTACCGGGGTGTTAGTCGTCAGTTTGCTCGTCTTCTTCTTCTTCTTCTTTCTCGGCGTCAATCTCAAATTGAGCTTCGATGTTAGAAGAGAAGAGGCTGCTCAACGTGAACTCGCTTACGCCGTTTGCCGAAGCAACCGCGTAGATAGCGGAGAACAGAACGTTCAGCGCATCGATAGGCTCAGAGCCTTCAAGAATTTCAATGATTTGGTCTTTCATGGGATTCTCCGGAGTTAGGTGGGCGGGTGCCCGCCGGTATTTTACCGAGTGCGTAAGACAACAGAGTTACTTTCAATCTTGTTTTGGCACTTGCGGCACTGCTTGTTCGCGGATTGCCTGAACAACATCAGCAACCGCTTCGTATGGGGCTTTGCCCAGCGCGGCCATGATCAGGTTGACTTGAGCCAGTGGCAGCTTGAGGGTGATTTCGGTGTTTTCCATTTAGTTAGTCCAAGGAAGTTGAGGTGAAACGACTGGGGGGTTAATCTGATTGTCAATCTGCGTCTGCACAGCGGACTCGGCAGATGCTTGGTCTACCCCAGATGTCCAAATCCAACCAAGCACTTGGTCTTGCGTGAGTTGGTCATAGGGAGTGTAGGGCGTACCGGCTACATAGGTTACGTTGCAGGTCGAGTAGACCGAGCCATTGTAAGTTCCGTCTGTGCCGGAACAGGCCCAGTGGATATTGAACACTACGTCAGTCTGATTGTCAGCCTGCGGGTAGCAGTCGAGTTGGGATACGGTCCATGTGAAAGTAGTCATTATTTGGCCTCCAGTTGGGAGATACGGATACGAAGGGATTGGATTTCTTTGACAAGCATTGGGACCAGTTTGGAGTAGTCCACAGCCATCATTTCTTCAGGGTCTGCGGGTTGATGAACCGCTTCAGGGGCAACAGACACAATCTCTTGGGCTACAAATCCATAACGCTGGTGAGTGTTATCTGTTTTCCAGTCAAACTGACGTACTTGCAAAGAGTCAATCAAAGACGAAGCAGAATCAGCGTCTTGGATGTTTTCTTTTAGGCGTTGGTCAGAGGTGACGTTGTATAGAACTGCTGTTGTGCCTGATTGGGTTATGGAGCCAATTGCAGAACCGTTGTAATTAAAGACCTCATACGCATTACCTGATAGGTTGCCTGTGTCGTGCTGAATAATAAAAGCACAAGTACCGCCGGATGCCTGAAGAATTGCGCTGTTTGTATTTGAGTTTGCAAAAGCCGTCGTCCCCACCAGCAGGTTGCCGGAAGCATCCAGCGTCATCGCCTGTGTGAAGGCGATTGTGTTACCTGCTGTACCTGAAGAGGCTCTGAACCATTTATGTTGACCGTCAAATGATTGCGAATACAACCCCGGGCTTCCTGTGCTATTTTTGTATTTCCAATCTGTGCCATTAAAATAGGCGTTAGTAACAAATGCGCCAGCAAGGTTTGCCGAAATACTTGATTGATTGCCGCCACCAATATCAATAGCTTTGTCGCTGCTCCCCCAAGCACTCGGCGTAACCCCCAGACCAAGGTTGCCGGAAGAGTCGAGGCGCATCCGTTCGGTATCGCTAATCAAAAAACGAAGCGGATTGTTTGTAGTATTGAACAAAGGGCCTGTGGAATCGGCATAAATATTCATGCCAATGGCATCATCGGATGTTCTGACTCGGACAATACCTGAATGTGTAGCATCAGGTCCAATTACAGCCAGAGTTTTAAAACCCGCATAGTTGTTTGCTGTCCCACCAATACCAAGGTTGCCGGAGGCATCCAGCGTCATCGCCTGAGTAAAGGTAATGGCGTTTCCTGCTGTGCCGGAGGGAGCGTTGAACCAAGTGTGCGCCCCTTGCCACTGGCGATATTGTGTGGCGTTGTCAGTAACAATGTATTTAAAATTACCGCCAGAATCGTAGAAACTGTTTGAACCAACATATGCTTGGTTGTTGCTTATCCCCCAAAACGTAGCCGCCGTACTAATTTGGATTGCTTTAGCTGCGCTATTCCAAGCACTCGGCGTAACCCCTAGACCAAGGTTGCCAGAGGAGGACAACTGCATATTAGTTGTGCCGCCGTTCAGGAACTCAATGTTGCCTGTGTCTGCTGTGTTGAAGTAAGAGGCAATACCGGCTTGGAATGTGCCACTGCTGTTCTGCCAGCGAATAGAGTTATTGGCAATACCAGAGCCAGTGTTCTGCAAGATCTGATTGCCACCAACGTGCAATTTAGCCGCAGGAGAACTCGTCCCAATACCCAGACCTGTGCTGGTCAGGCGCATTTGTTCTGTGCTGGAAATAGCAAACGCAATCGGTGTGCTTGCTCTATTGTAAATTCCTGCAATAGATGTGTTTTGAAACAAATCAAAACTGTCAGTGCCTAAAGTGCCTCCAGCAGACAGTCGAGTTCCAGCCGCAGCGCTTCCAATTACATCGTTATATTGAACTGTTCCACCGCTATTTTTAAATACTTCAGTTCCGTCAAACGTCAATCTAGAACCAGTAGCCAACACACTTGACGAGCTTGCGTAGACAACACCACCAGAGGTGAAGGATGTAAGTCCCGTCCCGCCATAAGTTGTGCCGAGCGCATTCGTTAAGTTGAGCGTGTTTGCGGTAAGCGTCGTGCCGTTGAACGTCAGGTTTGCCGAGTCAGTCTCAAGACCGCCCGTAGTGCTGTACACTACCCGACCCGAAGTTAGGCCGGTATTGGTGATCGAACTGAAGACTCCCGCGCCACCAGATGCGCCGATCCGTACAAAGTCCGAGCCGTTCCAAGCAACTTGGGCTTTCTCACTCACACCCAGTGTGACACCCGTCGTGGGTCCAGCACCGCAAATCTTGACCGTGTACGTCCCTGACGTATTGATGATCGTGTAGATCTTGCTCGCTGCCGGTGCCGTGATGGTGATGTTGGCCGACGCTGGGGACGCAATAATAATTGCATACTGGGATGACGTAGATCCGAGGCTTGAGCCTGTGGTCTTGGTTAGCGTCGTATCTGTAGTGACTGTCTGTGCCCCGGCAACGGCTGCGTCAACATAGTTTGAAATATAGTTGTTGACCGTATCGCCCCACGTGCCAGATAGCTCCCCTTGAACTGGGAGGGCAAGCCCAAGAAGCGAGGTATACGAAGTAGCCATTTCAGTCCTTAGATATCAATCAGGTTTTATGTTGCTATTAGGCCCCATTATGACCTAATTAAAGCACTGGTAGCCGTATTGGCTGGCAAAATTACGGTAAACGGAGTTGCGGGCGTTGCAACTTTATCTGAACCAAAGTTCAATACAGCAATAGATTTATTGCTTTTGCTTGAATTGTAAATTAATGCACCCCTACAGGTAAACGAAACGTTTGACCAAGAAGGGTTGTTGAAACTTACATACACAGTTGTGCCTGAAGTTGAAACTGTTACCCCGGTCAGCACCTGACCACCTGCGGTGTAGTTTGCACTGGATACTTCGTTAACCGATGTATAAGCCGCTGTATCAGCGTTTAAATCTGCTGCTGCGGTGTACAGAGCCATCTTCAGCGTGTCTGTCAATAGGTTCTGCTGTGCCGTGTAGCAATCGTATTTAAACGATGTGGTGATGGTCTGGGTAATCATATGACCTTGTACTTAGGAGGCGGATTACGGAACGAATCGCCCTTATCTTTTGCGTCACCCAGTTGCTTAAGAAGAACCATTGCGCTTTCTGCGCGTGACTTATACAAGGCAACCATATCTTGTTCGCCCTTCATGTAAGTCAAAGCTTCCATCAAAGAGTAATTAAGCAAAGCAATATCAAAGTTGTCACCAAGCCATGTGGTGCCGGCAGTTACAATTGATTCTGGGTAATAAAAATAATTTAGTACAATTGTGTAGATTGCGTCAGGAGTGGGAGACAACAAGAAAGTTAATTCACTTGGAGCGCCTGATTGCGAACCAAACAAAGCATAATAAAGCGGCAATCCAGTTTCACTTGGATTTGGATACGCAGATTGCATAAAGCTTGTATCTTTGTTTAAAAGATATGTGTATGCTCCGGTTCCGTCAATAACCGCCATATCATAGTTTGCAAGCCAATCATTTGGACAATTTAAAATCTTATTATTGGCTGTTGTTGATAGGCTTACATTCTTACGCAATGATGGCAACTGAACAGCGTTATAGATTGTCTGTTCAGCTTGTTGAATAAACCGATTGAGGATGCTGGGCGTCGTTGAATAGTCAAAGCTATTCTCCGAGTAATTCTGAACCGCCGCAACCAACTCGGTGTAGTTCATGCCATTGGGCCTCTAGCCATCGTGCCTTTAGTCGCACAACCATTACCACGGGTTTTGATTCCGGTGGTTTTGGGTTCTGGGTATGGCTTGCCGGAAACAAAAGAAACAGACATGTTAATGTCGTCTAGCTGGTCGCCCTTTTTGGTTTTACCATAGCCAAAGTTGCTTAGATCCACATTTGGGCTTGAGCCAGTATGAGGTTTGGCATAGACACTAGCAGGGCCAATTTCTTTGCCTTGTTTTTTCATAGTAAACATAGTTACCTCTGATTCATTGCGCGGGACATGTTTTTCCCATATTTCTTACGGTCAAGGCTGGTAGGCCCACCTTTCTTCATGCCATGCATTTTCTTCTCATGCCCTTTGACCACTTTCATGGCTTCAGCATCAGCAATACCTTTAACTTCTTTACGGTTCATTTTGATTCCTAAGTTACGCTGCTAAGTGTAAAGCTTAATACCAAAGCATTTGGTGTCAAACCATTATCAATTCCTTGGGAACCCCCTATGGGGTTCCATCCCCATTCAAAGATCCTGCTGCCCTCTTCTGGATATCCATTCTGACTGACACTAGTTCCGCTTGTGTTGTTAGTGCCAATACCACTATTTCCAGACTGATAATAGCTTACATCTGGCCTTGGCTCTCTAACTGCTTGCGGGTCAGAAACCGGGTAAAGCCCCAATGATAACTGCGGCTGGTCAGGGTCCCAACATTCAGGACAAACTTTAATCTGAAAAAGCTTTGTCTTGATGACCTCTTTCTTTAGTTGACTCAGTTTGTAACGCTGACCACATCGGTCGCATTCAGCAATTGAGAACTTGCCAGATGCGTACTTAGTTGACATTAAAAGAACATTTGTCGGGGAGCCAAGCGCAAGGAAGCCTTTTCACGGTCTTCATCTGCTGCGAGGCTCCATTGCTCATCATATTGGGCTTTGAGCATTGCAACTCTGTCCGCCGCTTCCGGTATCTTGACTGACAAGTAATAAGACAAGCCAGCAATGAGGCAAGGAAGGAATCGAAAAGGGATGTCTTCGGTCTTTGTTCCTGAGCCAGCATCTTGGATTCTCCTCATGCGCCAGTAAACAAAGGTGTAAGACCCACCAGCATTTGCAGTAGGCCAGATATTGATTGTAGTGCTGTTTACTATTGAAATAATAGCACCGGCAGTATGGCTGGCTGCGGTCGTTCCATTCTGCCCACGATTACACAATTGTAGGACGTTACCCAATACGCTTGTAAAGTAGATCTGTTCGTTGTCAATTTGGATGTAACCTGCCCCTCCTAAACCAGATGCATTACTGACAGTGATAGACGTATCAGTTGCGCTAATTGAAGATGAAAGGGTTACCGAAGTTGTATAACTAGCGTTGGTTTGCCTGTTAATCCAAACTTGGATTGGGCGACCTTGAGCAAGTTTATTTGGAATCGTAGCGTAAGTTGATTCCGATATCCGGGTGATGTTGATATCTTGCTGGTTTGTTGTTGCTTGATTCTGCCTGATTACATGATCAAGCAAATCAATTGTATTGGCTGGCAAAGGATAGGCAACTTGACCTTGAATAAGAGGGATCTCCCCTTGTTCAATTGTCCACAAATTAATTCCCTTGTTTGCCCATTCTATGGTCATTAGATTCATAGAGCGGCGAGCAGTACGAAGCTGATACCCGCTTCGCATCTCAACACCGCAACGCTCATAGCACTCTTCTGCTATTTCATTGAACGTTAGGTTAAACGTGGCGGTGCCGGAGGTACTCATCTAAATTTTGCCGTTTTCTTAGCAATCGTTTTTGGTTGGGCTACAAACTGCTTACCGGCTTTCTTGCCTTCTCTCTTGGCTTTGGTTGTCGCCGCATATTCTGCGGAGCTAAGGTTGTTAATCGCCGCTTCTGGCAAATACCGCTCTCCGGTCTTGCTAGAAGGCTTGCCACTCTTGGTGCGCCATTTCTGGTCGCCCCAGTCTTTAAGGGATTGCTGCGGGGTTTTCAATCTCGGTAACCCCCGCCAGCAGCCTTATATTTCTTGGCAACAAGCTGGGCTTTACGGGCTGACCATTGACCTGCACCAGTGCCCTGAGTTGCTGTAGCCTTCACTTGAGACACAATCCGTTTGCGAAGGCTGGGTTTTGTGTAATTGCCAGCAGCATTAACAGTTCCGCCTTTGGCGTACATGTCAACTTCATCAGGGTTGTCTGTTCGATGAACAACCCGTTTCCCCGGCATTTTAGATGGGTCTATTGCCCCCATCCCGCGAGAAGGTCGCATGGTTTAGCACATCCCGCCACGTTTCATCTTGACTTGGAACGCTTTGGTTTTGCCACGTTGAGCACAACCATCGGCGGTCTTTACAAACCCGCCAGCAGCCATTTTAACTACCTTACCTTCTGTTTTGCCTTTCTTGGCAACACCGTCAACATCACCACCTTTAGCCATTTTTTTGCCAAACTCTCTTTCATGGGCTTTGCTTAGATCAAAGAAATCAAGAGCACTACCCAAGCCTTTACGGATTGCTGCGCGGGTTTCGTCAGAAGCCATTCCAAACTTGCGCTTGGGTTTCATTGCTTCTGCTCGGCTTTCTAGATCTGGAGAATCAGAGCTAAACTTTGAAACTTCTTTTGCAGAAGCTGGAGCAGTAATAACCCGTTCTTTTGTTTGGGTTTTTTCCATACCAATAGGTCTGCGCGGGCGGGCAACGCTAGGTTGTTGTTTAACAACGCGAGGTTCTTGTTTAAACGAGGGACCGCTGTATTCGCCTTCGTCCATACTAAGAGAGCTTGTGTACTGTGGGCCTTTAGCGGTTTTATCCCGCGAAGCAGCCATCATTGCGGCATCTGAACGCTCTACTGCATCGCTGTCCAAAGTGTCTTCTTTTTCTCGCCGTGTACGCGGCGATTCATTGTTACTAACAATGAAAGGAGGACGAGGTCTGTAAGTGGCACTTGGGCTGCTACTTGTTGTTCGGTCAATATCGCGGCGCTCAATTGGAGCGGGTGCTTTTTCACCAAACCCAAAGAAGTTTTTAATACTCTTAAGGTTTGCTGCGCCTTGAGCTTTTTCTTTTTCGTAATCAGTGTCACGCTCAAATGGATCGCCCATACCGCCACCAGCCATCCGGCGAACTTTGCCACCACGGGCGTATCCTTCCATCTCAGCTTTTTCATGCTTGATCATAGAAGCTGGAGCGCCTTTCTTTTTCATGAAAGCCACTTCTTTGCCAATCATTTTCTTTGGCTCGCCACCTTTAGCCATCTTACCTACGCCATCAGCCGCAAAACTAGGAACCATTTTGCCGCCCTTGTTGACCATAGGCATACCGCCGTCTGCGTACTTTTTCATACCACCACCATGTTTAAATGTTTTGCCTTTGTCGGCTGCTGCAAAGTCCTTGCCCACGGACTGAGGGACGCCAGCTTTCTTGGCGAAACTGGGGCTGTGGGCTACAGCCTCCATGAAATTGTGTTGTTTCTTTGACGTACTAGGCATGTTTCTCTACCAATCGATCAATCTTGGCTTCAAGCCGGTCAAGCCGGTCAAAGATGCGGTTGATGTCTGCGTCTAGTTGTGACTTGGTCACGTAATCTTTAGCCACTTCTTCGCGGGTTTTGTTAATCAGCACTTGAAGGCGTTTTATCTCGTCATACATGCTCTTGAGGAAGAACCCGACAACACTAACGCCTACCGAAAGAACCGCATTCCAGATTGTGTGTTCCATCTCAGCAATTCCACGCCCGCAGGCTTTTGTTAATCCGGGAGTTTGGGTCTTTGGCTGTTTTCGCTGAGGTAAGTTTCGACTTCATGCCTTCCATTCTGGAACAGAAGCTCTTCCTTCTCCCGGCGTCTTCTTTCGTTTTTGGTTTCGGGGCGGGAGGTTTTAAGTTCATCCCTTGTGATTTGGCGGACGCACGTCCCTTCGCGTTCAGACCCCCCTTGGGGTCCTTTCCTTCTGCTCTTTGCCAAGCTGGTGATTTAGCCATTTTGTTTGGGCCACGTGATATTAAACGGGTCTGGCTGTTTGGTGATATCGCGTAATGCCTGACGATACGTTGCCCATGCCGTTTTGTCAACCGGAGAGTCCGATAACTGCGTCCAGTCTGAGTCCTTGAGTAGCTCGTTACGGGCGCTACGGATTGCATTCCATTGGGTATCAATACGTGACTGAAGTTCTTCAGCAGTCAGCGGCTCAACGTCAACCAGACAGCACATTCCGTCATAAAGATGCGGAGCGGCAGAAACCAGCTTTTCAGTTGCGTGATCATATGGCTTCCAAACTGAAATGACATAGTAACCTTGCTCGGCAATCCAGTCGAGAGTCGGGCCACGGTCGCCAAACGATGTATTGGGAAACCATTCTGTGTGGTCTTTGATGACCAGATCTTGATTAGCGAGCTGCATAATTACCTCGTTGGGAATGCTGCTGTTGGCGTCGTGATGGTACGAGCAACGCCCTTGGTAATGCGGAAATCTTGAATGTAGCCGGTAAATCTTTGATTTGCTCCAGCATTGTTGTCACCAATTGCAAGAGATTTACCTGATGTATTAACCGCTCCAGTAATGGTTCCAGTCCCTTGAGAAGCACTATTTTTATACAAAGTCACCGTAGTTCCAGAGCGAGTAATTGCAAAATAAAACCAATCGTTTGCAGTATAAGCAGTTGTTAAAACAACTTGATTGCTTGTCCCGTTATTTGAAATTTCCAAAGTCCATATTGACGCATTATGGTAAAACATAATTGTAAAACCACCATAGCCAAATACAGAATCAACCGAATTTGTTGTGGCAGTTGAATACGCCCAAAACTCAATTGTAAAATTACCAGAACCCAAATCCAAGTTGCTGGACGCTGGCATGGTCAAGCTGTCCCCAGTTCCGTCAAACTTCATGCTTGTGGGCGACCACTTAGGTTGCGTGGTTGACGCTTGAGCATCTCCAACCGTAATCGCATTGTTCTGCACCGCAGCGTCGTAGATTCCCGCGTTGGTGTAATTGAGCAAAAGACTGGTGTTGGTGATTGCTGTTAGTGGTGCGGTAGGCGGGGTAAAGTTGGCGGTATAAACTGCCGTTCCTTTAACCACCCTATGATTGGAAATATAACCATTAACAAATCCACCGGCGGCGGCGCTACCACTATTGCCAATGTACAAAGTATTTTGAGCAATATTGCCGCTAAAAGCAACCGCCGTTCCGCCAACTCCATTAACATATATTTTTGAGGAGCCAGAACTCCTAACCGCCGCAACATGATACCAAGTATTTGCAACCAAAGCCGTTGCACTAAGAGCGTAAACCGTAGTGGCGTCTGTTATTCCAATAGTGCCACTTGATCGAAAATTAAAATAAAAACCATTTGAAGGCGTGCCGTAATTACCAATAAAGGCAATATCTGCAAAACCAGTAGGCACGGCCAATAAATATATCCAACATTCTATTGTAAAATCACCGGTTCCTAGCGCAAATGCAGCATTACTTGGGGCGGATAAATAATCCGTACTGCCATTAAAATACCCACTCCCCCCATACGCCGCAGCGGTGTACGAAGCAGTCGGTGAGAACGGCTGGAATGCTTGGACCTTGGGAGTGCTATTAGCCGTTATGGTGAAATTGTTGGTGCTATTGTCTCTGAACCTGTTGCTTTGGCAAGTTAGCAGAGAAGTGTTGGTGATTGCGGTAAGCGGGGTTGTTGATGGCGTGAATGCGCCTGTGTAGACCGCCGTGCCTTTTACAATTCTAAGATTGGAAATATAACCGGGAAAATATCTAGTTGGGATCGCCTGATTATTTCCAATATACAAAGATGCGCTCAAAGCTCCAATTGTAACTGATGAAGTTTGAGTT